AGTAAGAAGGAAGTAACGGACGCGCTCCGCACTCGCATGGGGGAAATAGGCATCCCGGCCAGCACGCCAGGAGATAGCGCTGCCGTGAGCGACGCCGACCGCAAAAAATGGACGGTGCAAGGGCTGGTCGCCGCCGCCCGGCGTGTCGAGTCGTGGGCTGACTCGATGGACGGCCAGGCGTTCGGCGGACCCTTCCGGCGGTATATCTTCCAGCCCGTAAGCGAGGCCGTCACGCGCTACCGTACGGAGAAGAACCGCGTCCTTAAAGAGTACGTGCGCCTGCTCCGTGAGAAGCAAGCGGAATTCAAAGGGACGAAGATCGCCGCGCCAGAACTCGGTTACACGTTCGCTGGTAAGAACGAGCTTCTCGGCGCGCTCCTCCACACTGGCAACATGAGCAACAAGCGCAAGCTCCTGCTCGGTAGAGGGTGGGCGACAGAGACTCTCACACCAGCGGGCGAGAAGGCGTTTGATACGCAGAAATGGGACGCCTTCGTCGACCGTATGGCACGGGAAGGGACGCTCAGCAAATCAGATTACGACTTTGTGCAAGCGGTATGGGATTTGATGGAGTCAATGAAGGGCGACGCGCAGAAGGCGCACTATGACATGTACGGCTACTATTTTAACGAGATTACCGCCGACCCGGTGGTGACGCCGTTTGGTACGTACAAAGGGGGCTACGCTCCGGCGGTGGCCGATAAGGAAATTGTGCAGGACGCCGCGATGAAGGGGGAGGCCAACGCGATCGAGGAAGGCTTCAACTACATGATGCCGAGCACCGCGACGGGCTTCACTAAAGGCCGCGTGGAGTACAACAAGCCGCTGGTGATGGACTTGCGCCTCGTGGCATCACATATTGACCAGGCGCTACGCTTCACCCATGTGCAGCCTGCCGTGCGTGACGCGCTGCGTATTATCCGCAGCAACTCGTTCGCTGGCCCGATGCAGAAGCTAGATAGCCGGGTGGTCATCGACATGCTGATGCCGTGGCTGCACCGCGCGGCAAGTCAGCTCTCGAGCACACCGTTCACGGGCGCAGGCGGCAAAGCGGTAGATAAGTTCCTTCGGGGGCTGCGCCGCCGCACAGGCATGGTAGCCATGACGGCCAACCTCGTCAACGCTTTCCAGCAGGTGACGGGCGTCACGATGGCGGCGGTAAAGGTCAAGCCGCGCTACCTGAAAGCATCGCTTGCGCGGTACGTCAAGGCACCCGGAAGCATCGCCGAGACTATTTCAGGCCTGTCGCCGTGGATGGCCGAGCGTCTTAGCACTGACAGCTTCGAGCTGCGCCGCTCGATGGATGAGATTCTCGAGGATGAGACCGCGTGGCAGAAGGCGAAGGATATTTCAGCCAAGCACGCGTACTTCGCGCAGCGAGCTTTTCAGAACATGGTTGACGTCGTGACGTGGCAAGCCGCTTTCGACCAGGCATCGTCGTCGATGGAAGAAAAGGAGGCTGTGCGTTTTGCGGACGCGGCAGTGCGCCAGACGCAAGGCAGCCAGACGCCGGAAGACATATCGCGGTTCGAGTCAGGTAACAGCTTCGTCCAGCTCTTTACGCAGTTCACAGGCTACTTCAACATGCAAGCCAACCTGCTCGGCACCGAGTACAGGAAGGCTATGCGTGATATGGGGGGTGACAAGGGCAGGCTGCTCTACGTCTACGTCATAGGTTTCATGCTCCCTGCGGTGCTGGCTGACGCCATCGTACGCACCTTCGGCTGGGACTGGGACGACGAGGACGACGACGGCTATCTCGACGAGTTCTCCGCCTGGTTCTTCGGGTCGCAAGCACGTACAGCGACGGCCATGTTCCCCTTCGTCGGCAGCGTAGCGAACGCCGGGGTCAACACCCTTAATAAGCAGCCGTTCGATGACCGGCTCTCGACCAGCCCTTCGGTCTCCACCATCGAGGGGTCGCTTCGCGCCCCAGTGTCGGTGTACAAGGCGATAGAGGGTGAGGGCAAGGCGAGCAAGGCCGTCGGCGATGTGCTTACGCTGCTCACCATGGTTACAGGCGTTCCGTTCTCTGCGGTGAGCCGGCCTCTCAAGTACAGCGCCGACGTCGCGCAGGATAGGGTAAGTCCGGCCAACACCATTGACGCTGCCCGCGGCGCCATTTCGGGCAAGGGGCGAGAGGAAGAGAGGACACGGTAGACTGTAACCGGTACGCGTATCAAGCACGCCATGGTGCAGGATGTAGAGAGCATTAAGGAGTAGCTTGGTATGACTATTAGTAGCGAGACACGTACAGCAGGCCCTTTCTCGGGCAACGGCGTCACAACCGCTTTTCCGTTCACCTTCAAGGTCTTCACAACGGCCGATGTTCTCGTCGTGCAGACCGATGACGATGGCGTAGAGTCAACGCTGGTACTCACCACGAACTACACCGTATCCCTCAACGCCGATCAAGATGTCTCGCCAGGTGGAACAGTTACCATGCTGGTCGCGCCTCCTACCGGTTACCTGCTCACGTTGACCAGTAACATAGGCAACCTGCAAGGGGTACAGATAACCAACCAGGGCGGCTTCTACCCGAGCGTTATCAATACCGCGCTCGACAGGCTCACTATCCTGGTTCAGCAGCTACTCAATAAAATCAACCGCTCGATCAAGATACCCTTATCCGACGGGTCGCTCACGACTGAATTGCCGACTGCCGCGCTGCGCGCCAACCGCGCATTAGTGTTCGACAGCGACGGCGGCGGCGGCAGCATCGGCATCGGCAGCGGCAGCGAGCGCGAGCGACGCTGCGGACAGCGCAGACGCGGCGAGCGATAGCGAGACTGCTGCCGCTGCGAGTGCGGCTGCTGCGCTTGTCAGCGAGCAAGCCGCTGCTGCCACGGTCGGCGGCTTCACAGGCGATCTCACCGTTGACGTCTTCAGCGGTACAGGGGCGCAAACGGCTTTCGTGCTGAGCGTAACGCCTGCCTCGAAGAACACGACGACCATTGCAATCAGCGGCGTCCTTCAACAGAAGAGCACCTATTCCCTCACTGGCTCAACGATCACTTTCGGCGTAGCACCGCCTCTCGGTACGAACAACATCGAGGTAACGAGCGGGCTGTTCGCCCCGATAGCCACGCCAGGTAACCTCACCGTGACCACTGGCAAAATTGCTGATCTTGCCGTGACCACTGGCAAGATCGCCGCCGGTGCCGTGACACTTGCCAAGATGGCAGACATGGCGACAGCTTCCCTGATAGGGCGCGACACGGCAGGTACAGGCGCCCCTGAAGTCCTCTCGGCGGCCACGTCCCGCTCACTGCTCGGCATAATACCGTGCGCCCTGCTCGCGCAAGGGGCTGCGCAGACAATCGCTACCACCACGTCCACCCCCCTTACTTTCAGTAATGAGTCGACAGGGGGCGCGTATGATCTTTTCGCGTGCCACAGCGCAGGCGACCCTACGAAGCTCACAGCGCCAGTGACAGGGACTTATGTCTTTAACGCTTCGGTAGGCTTTGTGTCGAGCGCGGTTGACGGCGCTATCTATTCTCTGGTTTTCCTGAAGAACGGAGCGGCAATGCTCGGAGGCGGCTACACAGAGTTGGTAGCTGGCACGGTTGCCATGCCTGCACGGTTAACTACCACCAGCGCCCCTGTACAGCTTACGGCAGGCGACTACGTTCAAGTAGCCGTGGTGCAAACGACCGGAGGTAATTTAAACACGGACTATGTAGCTAACCCCACAACCACGAGTTTCGCTATGTGGCGTCTGGCTTAGAAGGTATTGAATATGTGGTTGCCTGTAATTTTTAGTGTATTAAACGCCCTTCGCGGCAGTGGTTTTTGGAGAAGCGAAGAAGGTGCTCCTCCTACCTTATGGGACTACCTTCTGGCACGCCCGTTCTGGATAGCGTGCATGGCGCTCGCTACCGTGTTTTTTGCGCAGTCCTTGTACGCTGTCGACGAGCTTCTCTACATCGGCAGCTCAACGTTTCTTCTCCTGCTGCTCGGTTTCGCGCTTGGCTGGGGCACCTACTTGAATGTCGCTTTTCCAAACGTGCGCTATATCAACGAATCGGAAGTAGAGATCATCGACCGTCTTGCTACACGGCTTTATAAGAAGCCTACGAACGCCCTTGAGTTTTCGAACTGGTGCTTTATCGCCTTCACCTTCCGGTCGATGCTTTTCTACCCTTTATTTATCGCTCTCGCCGCGCTTAACCCTGCCGCCCTTCTGTGGGGGCTGGGCGTGCTCTTAATGCCCGTCATCTACTGGCTGAGGCGGTATACGCCCGAGCGCCATGCGGTGAGGATAGCCGAAGCGGCCTTCGGTGCCTGGCTCGGCCTCCTTGTCAAGCAGTCGTTAGGAGTCTAGCCGATGGTGCAAACGGAATTATGGCAGGCGGCGATAAGGGACGTGGGCGGTGACTCGCTGGTAACGGTGATTGAAGAGATACGCGGCGGCCAGCGGGAAATTATTAAGACCCTCGAGCATATGGAGCAAAGGCATAACGCAAGCGAGGCAGCGATAGAGAAAATCACTAAGGCGTTCCCTGCTGGCGATCTTGACGGCCACAGGCGCTATCACGAGACGATGATTGAGATGGTGGCAGAACGGCGTCGGTTACGCATCGCCATACAGGAGAAAACAATATCAGGTCTCGTATGGGCGGGACTGGTGGGTGCGGCAGTCATGGTGTGGCACGAGCTTCAACGACCCTTCGGGCATTAATACTTAAGAGGCGATTATGTTTCTAACCCTACTCGGAACACTCGGCGGTGGACTGTTCCGCCTCTTACCGGAGGTACTAAAGTTCCTTGAGCGCAAGAACGACCGTAAGCACGAGCTTGCGATGTTCGATAAGCAGCTTGAGGCGGACAGGCTTAGAGGCCAGATGGCGCTCGACCAGTCGCACATCATCGCCGACAGCGCGATCAATATTGAGGAAATCAAGGCCATCATCGAGGCGACGAGAGCACAGGCAGTGCTTACCGGTATCAGGTGGGTTGATGCGGCCAGCGCGATTATGCGCCCGCTCATCACCTTCTGGTGGGTCATCGTGCTCTACACCGCCGCGCTCGTCGCGCAGTACCTTGTGCTAGTGCAGGCAGGCGTCGATCATCTCGACGCCATCACGCGGCTGTGGGGCACGGACGAGAAGGCCATCGCTGCCAGCATTATAGGCTTCTGGTTCGCTGACCGTAGTTTGAGAAAGAAATGAACCTTGAACCCCTATACGCCCTGATACGGAAATTCGAAGGCTTGAGGCTCAAGCCGTACCGTTGCCCGGCTGGCGTGCCGACCATTGGCTACGGCCATACGGGCATCGACGTGAAGCCAGACTCACCGCCTATCTCGGCCAGTTTTGCCGAAGTGCTGATGCGGGACGATGCCGACAGGTTTGTGCGCGCCGCTATCAAGCTCTCGCCACGCCTGGCGCTCGAGCCTGAGAAGCTGTGCGCGATCGCGGACTTCTGCTTCAACCTCGGCACGGGGCGGTACAAGGCCAGCACGCTCAGAAGGAAGATCGACGAGGGCGAATGGGATGAGGCAATCGAGCAGCTCAGTAAATGGGTGTGGGGCGGCGGCCGCAAGCTGCCGGGGTTGGTACTCAGGCGCGAGGCAGAAGCAAAACTAATTCAAGGAGGATAGTAGATACGATGTGGCACTAACGAAGATAACAACAGGCATGATAGAGGATAGCGCGGTAACTGCCTCGAAGTTGGCAACAGGCGCCGTGGTCCAGGTAGCCTGCACTTCGAGCAATGCGCTCGTTACAGGTACGACAGTCGTGCCGAACGACAACACCATCCCTCAGAACACTGAGGGCGTCGCGGTGCCAGGCCTCGATACGGCAATCACTCCGCTGGCCGCGGCGAACTCACTCATCATCGACGTAGTACTTAACGTCTCCAACAGCGCAGCTAATTGCAACATCATCGCAGCACTGTTCGTCGATACCACGGCGGATGCGTTGCAGGCGGCGGCACAGACTTACGAAGCTGGCGCAGAGTACATCACTCTGCGCCTAAGATGCATCGTCTCGGCAGGTAGCACGAGCGCCCGTACTTACAAGGTGCGCGTCGGCGGGCACACCGCAGGCACCACCACAGTGAACGGCCAGTCAGGCGCGGCGATGTTCGGAGGTGTGCTCTCCTCGAGCATGACTATCACTGAGGTGAAGGGCTAGAACTTGTACCTTTGTCATCTTCCAGGAGTGACCCTAGCGAGGAGGCGCATGTGCTCCTCACTTAAGTTACTCAGTAGAGACTTCTTGAGGTGCTCGCACAGGTGCTCTATCCTCACCGCCACATCCGTGTAATCAGTGATAGGTACGCCATTCTTACCTATTCCTTGCAACGACGGCATGAACTCGCCGTGTATCTGGCCTCCTAAAGTTCTTTTTCCTTCCTTCACTTCCACGAACACCGTGGCGCCCATGCCGAGCTTCTCAGCAAGCTTCCACGACGCGGTAAGGGGTAGATTAACGCTGCTGGAGAACCCTGCTAACACCATCGTGGGCGCGGAGGAATAAAACTCTCTCTCTCTCTCTCTCTCTCTCTCTCTCCTGTTCTCTGCGAGTTGCGCTGCGAGTTGCTTAACGAGAGCCTCCTCATATCGATACCCTTCTATCATAAAATACCTGTACCTTTGCTCCGATCAGCTTCTTTGTTTTTCAAGCACCTACAGACATGAACGCAGCATATCTAAGGTACATCTCTAGCCTCTTAGGCTATTGATTCTTATAGTCTTTCCGCCTTCGTCATACCCCGGCTACGAACCAAGGGGTCGGGCGTTCGAATCGCTCCGGGCGCGCCAGAATCAAGAACTTACGCCTCCTCCGCGGAGGCGTCTGTACTATAGAACTCGCGCTGTACTATTGGATTAGCGAAACCATGTCCAATTGCTCACCTATCCAGCGCATCACAGGCCTGGCCATAGAGTTGCCGAGAGCTTTGTAGCGCGGTCCGTCCGCAGCAGGCTTGCCTTTGTGCGGCACGTAGGTGTAGCGGTCAGGAAAGCCTTGCAGACGCTCGCACTCGGTCGGCGTGAGACGGCGGACTTGCAACCCTTGCACCATCGTCGGTACTTGATTCGTACCGCTGGCACCCGCTCTTAAGGGCGGGGTTCCTTCGACTGTGTATCCAATGCCGCGGCTGTCTTTACTGTTACCAGCGGAAAATGCTACGGCGTTGCCGCCGTTCTCAGGCTTCCTGCCTATCCAATTGCCGGGTATGCCGTAGGTCGCAGGGACGAAGAGTTCAGCACCGTTGAGGGCGTGCTGGTCTTCAAGCCCCCACTTATCGCCGTAGTGCGCATTGAGTGTGCTACCTACCTCGGCAGGCCATTCCTTTACACCAGGTCGAACGCCTCCTCGTACTGCAAAGACTTTTCCTTCGTCGACAAACTGGCTTCCGACGGTCTTGCTGTCTCTTGCGCACAGACTGCCAACAGTGCCGCCCTGAGCATCGGCGGCAGCTCCTTGCCCCGCTTCTCGGCGCGGCGCAGAATCCCTGCGCAGGCTTTCTGGCTCAAGAAGTATCGGCTGTCGACCTCGCCAGTCTCCAAAATCTGCGAGAGCGAACACGCGACGGCGCCGCTGCGCCACTCCGAACCATTGCGCGTCAAGAGTCGACCACTCGACCATTCCTTTCTCGCCGGCGGCGCAGCCCTCCGTGCCCCATCCTTTCGGCGGCACGTCGACGGATAGACCTGCCAAGTGTTCAACCACTGCCGCAAAATCACGTCCTCCGTTGCTTGAGAAGGCTCCAGGTACGTTCTCCCATAAAGCCCATCTGCAACCACAATACTCTCTAGCCCATTCGATAATGTCGATGGCTGTGTGAAACAATCCGCTTCGCGCACCTGCTAGCCCCTTTCTTTTCCCGGCTACTGATAAGTCCTGGCATGGTGAGCCGAACACCACAAGGTCTATGCGCCCTAGCAGCGCTATTGTTGTTTCGTCTATCTGCGTCACATCGCCGAGGTTAGGCACATCGGGGTAGTGGTGCGCCAGCACCGAATTCGGGAACGGTTCAATCTCAGCGAATGCCACCGGTTCCCATCCGAGCGGATGCCACGCTGCGGTTGCGGCCTCAATGCCCGAGAATAGAGATAAGTACCTCAAACCAAATCCTCCGCGCTCTCCTGCCTCGGCGCCACTTGAATGTGGCTGCTGTGCTTGGCCTTGTCGATTGCTTTACGCAAAGCTTCCTGTGGGGTGCTCCCGCGCCCGAACTCAAAGCCGTGGTTGCCGTCGCGCAGGTTCGCGTTCCATCCGCCTTCTGAATTGTGGAACAGGTTGTTGACGTACAGGCCAAGGCTATCTACTTCGGCGAATAATTGCTCGAGGGTCATACCACCAAGTTCCTGGCTTTAGCTTTCTGTAAAGCACCGATCGCGCCTTCTAGCGTGTCGGTAGTCATCACGAGGTCGCCGTCAGGCAGGAGCGGCGCGCGCACCAGAAGCGTTATTTGCGGCGCGGTGAATAGCGATTCGATTTGGTTGAGGTGGTAGATAATTTTCTGCTCTACGTCGCGGGGTAACATGTGCTAATCCTTTATTCTTGTTATGTGGTGGACGGCGGGGCAGCGCCGTCCGCAGGTGTTGTTCAATAAGTTGTTTTACTCTCGTGCATCGCCTTCGCTTTCCAGTTCCCTGACCGCGGCCATAAGAGAGTCGTGTGCCTGCCTTATGAGGTCCTTCACCGTCGGACTATCTACCCGAGTATAGTCGCAAAAATATAGTTCTCCAGCATACCCGCGGTACTTTATTGCCAGCCGTTCTTTGTTGTAGCTATTCATAGGTTTTGTCATTCTTTCGCTCCTCTTGTTATGTGGTCGGCAACAGGATGTACGGTGTCAAACCTAACCTTTAAAGTTAATAAAACGCCTGTTGCCGTTAAGTTATTTTCCGGTTAGCTCAATGCTGTCAAAGTCTCGAGCGAAGCAAACATCGACAACCCTCCTGCACGTCGCGTCGTCAAACATCGCAATATGGCATTCGTCCCGTGAGAGCTTAAGCTGCTGGCTTAGCCACTTGTACGCCTCGCTGCGCGACATGTCTCCCGACTGCCATAAAGGGTCGAAAGCGCTATGCGCTTCGCATCTTGCTTTAGCAAGAGGACTGCCGGGTAACGCTTTCAGTAACATCATCTCAACGGCCTCACTCTTTCTGGTCTGCGCCGGTAGACGCGTTCGGTAATTCTCTCGTCGGCGTGCCCGAGGAGCGCACGAGCGCGCTCTCTGCTCTCCGCATCGCTTCCGACCTTTGCGCGTAAATCGTGCTCGGTAAATGGAACGGTGACTTTAGTTTCCGCCATAACGCGCGCCATAAACCTTTGCCACATCGACTTCCACCCCGGCGCTTCTCCCGTGTCCTCGTTGACGTAGCACTCGCCACGTTTGTTGCAGAAGACCCATGGCGAGATGTCCACCCCGGGCCGCACAGATAGTGCTGTATCCACTGCTCCGCTGAGTTCGGGTGTCCAGGTGTAGATGATGGGCTTCCCAGTTTTGCTAGTGGTAACGTGGATACCGTCCTCTCGCAGGTCTGACACGCGCAAGCGGAGCAGATCACCCCTTCGCAGACCGGTAAGAAGCTTGAGTCGAATATAACTCTGTATCGCGCCGATGCTTCCGCGCTTCCGCAACGCTGGCAGCGCAAGGCATTCGATGACTTCCCATTCCTCCACGTATCTTGTTCTCGGCTTCTCTCCATCTAACCTCACTTCACCCTTGAAGGGGTGCTTATCTATATAGCCCCATTCCACCGCCTTAGTAAAGGCGTGACTTAGGACTTCTATCTCCCTGTGCGCCGCTACCTTCGCCGAGCGCTTATCTACATACTGGTAGACGTGCCTCGGCTTCAAGGACGTCATAGGCATCGCGCCGAACACAGCACGCAACCTTTTTATCGCGAACCCGTTACCGGTTCTTGTCTTCGGTGCCTTGGCCGGTACGACCTCAAGCGCGTAGCGATCGAGGAGCTGGCCGATAGTCTTGGCCTTGTCGTCCGCCGCCAGTCTGTCCGACCACACCTTGTACGCCTCCGAGAGGCCCTTGCCGAGGCGGAATAGCTGCTTGCCATCCCACATGCTCTCGAGTCCCGGTGGCACCTGGTAGTAATACGCCCCGTGGACAAACCGCCAGCGGGCAGGCAACCCTTTGTTCTCCGCCCTCCGAGGCTTCGGCATTAGATTTCCCTTCGCGCCTTCCTACACTGGAACGTTATTACCACGTCCTCCATCTGCCAGCTTTCCAGCAGAGCGATGTACCACTCTTCGTCTCTAGTTAATTTACGCATCGCATACCTCCTTCTACAGGTTTTACCTGCGAGCTGACGACGAGCAACAGCGCAGGCGTCTTCGCAGGTTTACTTTCGCGTCTAAGCGGCCATGCGCAGACAGTGCACTTCGCCGACTTGCTGTCGTAGTCGTCTACGCAGCCTATCCCTTTACATACTTTGCATGTGTTCGTCATATTTTGTCCCAGTTCGGTTCTGCTTCTTCTCTTAAGTTAGCATTTGCTACAGAAGAGTCAAGAACTTTTTTCACATGCTCAGAAAGTACTGCTATCGAACCGTCGGGACGCACCTTGTGGTCAACGCCCATGAACCTCAGCACGCGCGCCTGCGCGTCACTCCGGCGTCTGCCAGTGAGCTGCCTCAGCTCGTCAGGCGAGAGGAACATTACGGTAGACGGTGCTCGTCACGGCACGGGGCGCAGACCCCGCGGACAAGGCGCTTACGCTCTTCGAAACACAGGCGGCATTCGCCTGGCTCTCCTGGTGGGATGCGTGCCTTATGGCGCGCCGCACGTATCGTGGCTTGCAGCTCTTCTTCCATACGATCGACCGCTTTCTCAATGTCGTCAGCCATTGACTTCGTCCCCTTCCAGCTCGATGAGCAGGTCAATAAAATGTTTCGCTTTCTTCAAGTCCTCGACGCCACCCTTCTCGCGCCAGCGGGTGAGGTACTTGATGGCCGAGCCTTCGCAGAACCCGATGCCGTTCTTATGGATGTACTCGACGGGCTGAATGGCGAGGTCTTTGTAGTGGCTGCCACCTTCTTGATGCGCGAGCGCCGACATGGCGCGCTCGATAGGCGCGGGCTTCTTGCCGTCTTCAATAACGCGGTAAGCGACGATGTCACCGGGGTGGGCTAGTGGGGCGTGAATCCACGTCCATTTTCCCGCTCTGCCTGCGTTGGTGTGACCTTCTCGGTGTCTCACATTTACTATGGTGTCCGCAGGTACCGGGCAAGTACCGCCGTACCACTTTATCCATCCTGCACACTCGTCGCATACTTCCTCATGGCTGCAATCGCAGTTACTCATAATTTTTCTCCCTTTTTTTCATTGCAGTTAGCAGGACATCCTGCACGGTTCTCTTCATCACCAGCCTTTCGAGCACCATGTCGTCGACGGTGTCCCTCGCGAGGATGTAGTGGATAAATACGGGGCGGTCGTAGCCTGACTGCGCCTGCCTGGTCGGTCCGATGCGCTCGATAATCTGCGCGTGTTCCTCGAGGTTCCAATTCACCGAGAAGAACGCGATGATGTTCCCTCCGTCCTGAAGACTGAGTCCATGTCCCGCGCTAGCAGGGTGTGCAAATAAGAGCGGTACGCGCCCGCGGTTCCAGTCTTTAATCGTCTGCGGGTTCTTATCCAGAACGCGGCCTTTAGGGAAAGCTCGCTGGAGGCGAGCAAGGTCAGACCTAAAATGATAAGCAACCAGAACAGGCATCCCCGCAGCTTCTTCAACAATCTCCTCAAGAGCTTGAATTTTTCCATCATGTACTTCAATAAATTTTTCGTTGTTATCGCCTACATACGCCGCGCCGTTGGCGAGCTGCAAGCACTTCATTGTCCGGGTCGCCGCGTTGAACGCCTCGACCTCGTGGGTTAAGTCCTCTTCTGCCAGCTCCATGAACATTTGCTTTTCCATGTCGTCGTACAGCTCTCTCGCCTTCCTCGGCAAGTCGACGTAGACCGAGTTGACGATAGGCTCTTTCAGATCGAAATAATCGGCGGCGTTAAGTGAGAGGCACAGGTCGCGTAGCTTGTCCTGTATCTGCTCCTGCGCGTAGGGCAGCGGGTCGATGCTGAAACCGTCGAAAGACTTTTGAAACCATCGCTGCCTGAATGAGTCGAACGTGCGGCCGAGGCGCTGGCCTGCGTCAAGGAACCATGCCTGGCCCCACAAGTCGGCAAGGCCGTTGGGGGAGGGCGTGCCTGTCAGCTCAATGAACCGCTTGACCTTCGTATGGGCGACCTTGCCTAGCGCCTTGGCGCGCTTCGTACCTTGCCGCAGGCGGAAGCCTTTGAGCTTCGTGGACTCGTCCGCGACAACGACCTTGAACGGCCAAGGCAGACCTGACTTTTCTACGGCTTCGATAATCCAAGGAAGGTTCTCGTAATTGGTAGTGAATACCTGCGGAGAGAAAAGATACGCTCGAGCAAGTACCCTGGTTCTAGTCTTCTCGTCCCCAACTATAGGTACGACGCGGAGGTGCGAGAAGCATGACCACTTAGCCACTTCTTCCGGCCAGGTGGATTGCGCCACGCGCAGCGGCGCGACGACCAGCACCGGATAGACGTCCTCCACGAGGTCAAGGATATCGAGCGCGAGCAACGTGGCTGCGCTCTTACCCATACCCATGTTGACCCACAGGGCGCAACGCGGCACTTCGATGATGTGATTAACCATCAAGTGCTGATAATCGCGGGGTATGAGGGTACGAGGCTCGGTCATCTACTGCTCACCTTATTCCTTCCTGTTAATATTCATTAAGCACATTATTCCTACGCCGAGATAGAAGCCCGTTACTAGGCAAAGTAGGCTCCAAAAAATTAGGCTCGCCATACAGGTCCTTTATTAAAGTATCGACCGCCTCGAAACTGTCAACCACCTCTACTCGTTCACCGTGCTCTTTCATGCGCGCGTGCTCCCTGAGTTGATAGTCTTCAGGGGTCACGCCCGTTGCTTTCACCTCAACCCAGCACTTGCCGAGGATGCGCCGGTCGGGCGCACCTCGCCGTCCTATCCACTTCGCTTTACGCACCTCGCCGCTGCGCTTCTTGACCTCTTGCATGAGGTAGCGCTCCACTTCTGACTCACGCATCATCCTTTCCTGTATCGGTACGCTTCGAAGCCCCCGGCTGCGAGTGGTAAGCCCAGCGCCCACGGCGGGTTAGTCGCCATTAGTGCGCTCAATCCTTCAGCCGAGTAGTCAGGGCTGTCCGGCGTCTCAGTAATGTCCTCGTCATGCACGGTCAATAGCAGCTCATACCCTGCATCTTCAATAGCAGGCATATTCTCAGCCATCACGTCACGCGCAACGGCCTGGCAAGCATTCTCAAATAGCTTGCCGCCGTAGGTCTTGAGCCGCGACCATTTGCGCGTGTACTGGTTGACCCCCCTATAGGACAGCTTGCCTCCCTCGACTTTGGGTGACGCGTAGCACACGGCGCGGCCACTCGGCAGTACCATGCGCAGCCATCCACCGTCCCGGCGGAATTTCAGTTTGCGCGCCACTACCGTGACGCCAGGTCTGAGCACAGCCTGAATAGCGGCGCTCTCTAGCTCTTTCCAGTAGGACGAGATAGCTGGGTGCGCTTCGCGCCACATGCGCTTGAAAGAGTCACAGACTACGAACGTCTCATCGCTCAGGCCGTACTGGCCTAAACCTTGAGAGACGCGCCACGCCAGGTAGTCGGCCGCTTCGCGCTTGATGTGCGACGGTATTGAATCCCACGCCTCGTCAGCCATCGCGTCAAGGTCAATGCCGTAGACTGCGGCGAAGGTCAGGAACGCGCCGACCCCACCCTCGTAGGCAAGCGCCAGCTCCATCACCTTACCTACTTGGCGTTGCTGCTTGTCCACCTCGGCAGGGTCGACCCTAAACGCCTTGGCGTATGCCAGCTTATAAAGGTCGTGCCCCGTGCCCGCGTCGAAGTCGCGGAAGGCTTGCAGCTTCCACTCTTCGCCCGCGAGCCAGGCAGCGTCACGCCCCTCGATGTTCGACAAGTCCGACACCACCAGCTTCTTACCCGGTGGCGCGATAATGCAGCCGCGTATGGCGGCACTAGTTATACGCATCACGTCATCGCAGACAATGTCGGCGACGCCTGCCTTGATGGCCTCGATGCCCTGGTCGATTTGCTCCTGCGGCGGCAGACCGTTGCTCGGCAAGTTCTGCGGCTGGAACGTGCGGCCTGACCAGCGCCCGGTGCGTGCTGCTCCGCAGAATTGCAGCGTGCCACGAAGGCGGCCGTCGGGCGACACGGCGCCGATAAGCTTCTTGTACTTGCTGGTGCTGGTGGTGCTGGCTGACAGGCGGATGGCAAGCAGCTCACGCACGGCTTCGGGTAGATCAGGGTCATTGATGCGGCGCTCGAGGGTCGCGCCCTGCATATCGGGCAACTCGATGCCGTGCTCAGCGAGCAGATACCTGAGCAGCGCGTCCCGCTGGTTAGCGCTCTTCACCTGCCCGTTGGTGGCCTCGCAAGTTTGCGAAGCCAGTTCTGCTTGAGCGCGATCGACTGCGCTCAGAGCTGCTTCTGCGAGCTGCGTATCAACGGCAAAGCCCCGCGCGTTGATTCGGGCGTCCAGTCGCCAGAGTCCAAGCTCCTGCCCGTGGTAGTTCCACGTAGGGAGCTTTCGGTGGATTGCCCTCATCGCCTCGATGTCCAACTTAGCGTAATCTATAAATTGCTGCCATTCGGCAGGATGTGTTTCACCTGTAGCTCTCCGCAATTTCATGCTCTTCGGTCTCGGCTTGCAGAACAGGTTGATGAGCTGCCTGCCCTGTTTATCTTTCGCCTGGTCAGTGGCTACCCCGAGGACGTCGCAGAGCGTGCCGAGCGACCCCGGCAGGCCATGCGCGAGTGCCTGCGCCATGGTGCAATGCAGTCGCCCAAGAGGGATGTCTATACCAAGCGCAAGCGGCAGGACGGTCATGTCGAACCCGCTGTTGTGCCACACAAAGGTGACGTTCGGGTCGCCTACCGCCCGGGCGAGGTCAGGAGGCATCGGGGCGCCTGTCGTGACGTCCCATACCTTAACTTCGCCATCATCGAACGCGTACGTCCACAGCATGACCTCAGCCTTCTGCGCGTAGGCGTGCACTCCATTCGCGATAGGCACGGTGCTATAGGTCTCGGTATCGCTGTAGCATAAAGACATTACGAACCTAATTGCTCAAGGAGTTCAAATAGAGTCATCGTCGCGTACGCAACTACTGCGAGGTACGCGACGATGACTGTATAAGTGACTGCGCGCTTCATAGCTGCCCGCAATCACCAGTGTGGTAGCCCAGCATCTTGTGGTGCTCACACACGATATGCGACCGCCGATGCTCCCGTTTTAGCCCTTCGAGGAGCACCATCGCCATGAGGGTGCCTATGGCGGTAGATATAATTAAAAATAAAAGGATTTGCTTCACGGTTCTGTCCTCTTCTTGTTGTTATACGAGGTCGAGCGCACTGGCGTAAGCATCGCGGAGAAACTCACGCTCCTCGCGCTCTTCAGGGCTGAGCGCCCGCAGCTTAAGCATCTCGCGGAGTGTCTTGACGTCAAGACCTTGCCCTTTCGCTATGGCGAGCACCGTACTGATGTCGGCATTGATGCTCTTGCGTTGAACTATCAGTCTCTCGACTTTCTCGACCACTTCCAGGACCTCGCCTCTTATATTGCTACCTAACATGTCGTTGTTCCTTTATTCTTATTTTTCTATTCGAAATCGGCGTACAGCGCGTCTAACTTTTCTTGCGCTACATCCATTTTCGCTTCTAACTCTTCGTCGAGAGGCGTATTCATAAATTGCAAGGCCCGGTGCGCGTAGTCAAAAGTGGGGCGTAGAATAGCCCGCAAAGCGGCTGCAACGCCGTCGTAGCCTAGTTCTTTAATAGTACCGATCGCACTATTTAGGTTAAGCAGGGTTGCGAAAATGTGCTCGCGGTATTCTCCGTGCTCTAACCCCTCAGGCGGTAGGGTGAAATCGTCGGTGAGCGCCGCTAGCTTCAAAGAACTAGCATGTACTCTCCTCGTGTACTCGTTTACGGTGCTAGCTACGTCTTTATTACTTACTAAATTAAACATGGGTCATATCCTTTCTTCTTATTGTTATAGTGAGGAGCAGAGGAGTGAGCCACGACGCTCTTACCGTTCGTGCCCGCGCCTCCTCTGCCAAGTTGCGCGACGGTATTCGAACTACACCAACGCGTCAGCGTCGGCACCTTCAGTGAGGTCGTCAAACTCATCGTCTGATGCAGGCGCGCCACCAGCGAACGCGTCACCGTCTTTGTAGAACATTACAGCGCGGAGCTTGGCACGGATGCCTTTACCCCACTTGTTATCTTGCGCCCACAGCTCTACCGAACCATGCACGTAGCATCCCGCGTAAGGCCTGCCGTCTTCAGCAACGAGAGGCGTTTTATCGAGGTCGGTCACGAGCGGACGCGCGGAATTTTTGGCGGACAAGGACATCATGCCTTCGTAGCCGTCATACTCGCTTTTGAGGTCCCCATCGCAGAAGCAGTATTTATTAGGCACGCCCTTGATACTGTCGAGCACAGCCTGCGCCTTCGCGCCCCACTTAGCGGCAGCTACTTCTTTGATCGCGCGTTCAATTTCTTTAGTGAGCGGCGAGCCTTTCGGTATCAGGAACGTCGCCCCGTATTTCTTCTCTTGCCCTTCCTCGAAGGCGGTGGGGACGAAGAGGTCAGGGAAGGCGAGCCTCACGTTGGGTAGTTTAATAATCATGTCATTATCTCCTATGTTAAAAAAATCGTAGTGGTCATTAATATTTAAGCGTAGCTGCGCCCGGGGTCTTGTGCGTCTACCGCTGTTGCCCCGGGCGCGTCTGGTCATACGAGGCTCTCTTCTTCGGCGGTTAGGTCGTCGAAGTCGGAACTTGCTGGTCTCATTACGATGGCAGGCCGCTTGTCACTTACTGGCGCGACCGACGGTTTACCTTCTGCCCGCGAGATAAGTTTCTGTAGCGTCGTCCAGCGGCGAGGGCTGTCTTTCGCGAGCAGCTTCTCGGCGTCAGTCGGTGAGATAATGCTCATCTTGTACATCTGGTCGAGCTTGAGGCGCATAGCCTTCATCGCGGCTTCGGCCTCCTCCTCGCTCGTCCATTCGCGGTTGCCCTGGCGACCCTGCACCAGCTTATAGCCAGGCACTTCACCGCCGGCGAGCAGCTCGGCGTGGACGGCGGCGCGCACCCCGCGGCACCAATCCTCGATGAGGTCGACGGCCTGCATATGGATGCTGAGCGCCTCGGCGGGTGCCCCTTCCACAGGCGACTCGACCCTGCCTGCTTCGATGATGTCATCGAACTCATTGCCTAGATCGTCCTGCACCTTCCTTGCAAGGGCAGGGCAGGTAGCCTTGGCGCGGCAAAATTTGCACTGCTTCTCGCCGGGTTGTGAGAACTGTTGTATCTGCGCAAGGCTGCCGCCTTTTAGCAGCCCCATTGCCAGCCCCGCGCTCTCTTGAACCCTCTCGGCGAAAGCAAGCAGGTCGTCCACCGTGCAGTCCCACTCGGACAGGTGCTGGCGGCGTGGTTGATGTATGACCATGCGCACGCGCTTGAAGTCACCCATCATGCCGAACTCGATCAGGGAACCGAGCGCGTAGAGCATGAGCTGCTCATTCTCTTCGGCGTAGACCTCGACACCGAGGCCGTATTTCAAGTCGTGGACTTGAAGCTCCTCGCCGTCCGCGGTAATGATGACAGCATCGGATGTCCCTGCCGCACCGTCTTCGCCCGTGACTTGGCTGATAGGCACGCGCTGCTCGCCAAGCAGCGTATTACCCTCGGCGTACTGCAAGACGGTGTCGACGTACTTCTGCACGTATTCGCACATTTCTTTAGTGGCAGTGAAGCCTTTAGACAACACCCGCCCTTCATAGGCGAAGGCTTGATGCGCGGTGTCCGTCAGCACCATCGCCGCCAGCTCGTGCGCGTCTGTACCCTCGTCGGCGAAATCGCTTGAGGTGTTAGGCTCGTCCTTTTCCAGCGCGACTGAGCCAGCGCATCTCATCCAGCGGTGCGCTGACGATGGGGATAGTAAAGCGTGTTCCGACATGCTCTTATGCCTCCGCTATAGCGGCTCTCGCCCTTTCAAGCACGGAGGCGTATTGTTCGGGCTTCAGCTCAGGAGCCTTAGCGACACCAAACTCGGCAAGCACGGCAATCGCCACATCACGGCCTTTGGTCTTCGCCAGTTCCACAATCGCCGCGGCGACGTCGGCATAGGCG